AGTAAAGGTAGTCCGTGCAGATAACTCTGCATTGAAGAATGCAATCGACACTGCAACATTTACAGCAACAACTTTTTCTGCCACAGACACAACACTGTCAGTCCTTAATGCCACTGGTTTTGATATTGGCGATCGTCTTGTAATTGATGCTGAAATTCTTACAGTTACTGCTCTAAGTGGTAATGATCTGACTGTTACTCGTGGTCAGTATTCCACATCGGCAGTGTCTCACGCTGGTGGATCACAAGTTACCCAAGTCAAAGATGCTGGTACAACCAGTCCTCTTAACCAAGGTGGTACTCTTTCTTCTAGCGCAACTACTATTACTGTAACTTCTGTTGCAACTTTGGGTGCTGTTACCAACTCCTACATTGAGATTGGTACTGAGATTCTTCAAGTTACTGGTGTTAATGGCAATGAACTGACTGTTACTCGTGGACAACTGCAAACAACTGCTGCTGCTCACACCGACGCAACTGCTGTTGATCTGCTTATTGTTAACGTCAATCAGACTACAATTAACGAGCAAACCAGCACTGGTGTTACACCTCCCCTGATTAAGAACGTTGATACATACGAAGCAACCACTGAGTATGCTGCCAACAACTGGAAGTTTGCTGCACGTAGTCCTGGTACTTATGGTAATAGCATTCGTATCCTAGTTACTGATGCTGGTCCTGACCAGGTTCTCTTCTTGTCCGAACCAGGCACTGACGAAGCAGAATGGCAGATGTCTCCTGGTAAGAAGATCTCTTTCTCTGCTGCTAACATCTTTGGTCAGATTTATAGTTACTCTTTGGTACTTACACTAAAACCTGGTGTTGACCTGGTTGGTGAGTTCAAAGCAAATAACTTCTTTACTGCTGATAGTGGTAACGTCACTGGTCGTATCTTGGCATACGAACCCGCTACTCGTAAGTTGGAACTTACCGTTGATAGTTCTTCTTCACGTCACCTTGACGTTGATATGCTGATCACGGAACTTGCTGATAACAGCGATACTCCTGGTTCTGCTACTGGTAACACCGCTAAACCCACTTTGGTTCAACGTCGTGCCACTGTGGTGCTTGACGAAGGATCTAAGAGTTTCTACAACAACGTTGTTATTAAAGATTCTAGCAGTCTTAACGGTGTTATCAACGATGGTAATAACGTTACTATTTCTGCCGTTGAATCTGAGTATGCTTCCAGAGTTTATGGAAACAAGCAGAATTGGTCCAGTGTTGCAGCACGTCCTGATACTAGTGTGTGGGCATCCGAGCGTGGTGGATTCCGCGACTTGATGCACATCTTGGTTATCGATGGCGATGGTGGTATCACTGGCGTTCCTGGTTCAGTTCTTGAAAAATTCTTGGATGTTTCTAAGGCATCTGATGCTAAAACTCCACAAGGCGGAAACCTGTACTACAAAGATGTCATCAAAGCATCTTCACAGTACATCTTCTGGGGAGCACATGAGAGCACCCAAATCTTTGATGTAAATACCTCCTTGACTGGTGATATTGGTGGCGGTGTTCTGAATAAGAAGTTTGACCTGTTCAAGAATACTTATTCTATCCTTTCACTTGACGATCCTACTGGCACAAGTCTGCTGGCACAACCACTGGTTAACACCAAGAACACCTCTACTTTGAAGTATCAACTTCGTGGTGGTGCTGATGGTTATAGTGCTGAGCGCGACAAGTTGTTTGATTCTTATGATCTGTTCTCTGATCCTGAGACCGAAGAAATTGATTATGTCATCATGGGACCTGCCATGAGCAATGATGAAGATTCTGTTGCTAAGGCACAGAAGATGATTGATCTTGCTGAGACACGTAAAGATTGCCTAGCATTCGTTTCTGCCCCTCGCGATACCATTATTGGTGTTCCTAGCAGCAGAGAGATTGTTTCTAAGACTGTCGAATACTTCAATAAACTGTCTTCTAGTTCTTATGTTGTTTTTGATAACAACTATAAGTACATCTACGACAAGTACAACGACAAGTATCGTTACCTTCCTTGTAACGCTGATATTGCTGGATTGGTACTTGACACTGCAATTGAAGCAGAACCATGGTTCTCCCCTGCTGGTTTCACCAGAGGACAGATCCGTAACGCTGTTAAACTTGCATACTCTCCTCTGAAAGAAGAGAGAGATGACCTGTACGCTGCGAGAGTCAACCCCATCGTTGCTTTCCCTGGCGAAGGCATCGTATTGTTTGGTGACAAGACTGGACTTGCAACACCTTCTGCATTCGATCGCATCAACGTGCGTCGTCTGTTCCTGGTGATCGAAAGAGCGATCTCTGATGCTGCTAAGGCACAACTCTTTGAAATCAACGATGAGTTTACTCGTCAGTCCTTCAACGACATTGTAGACCCTTACCTCAGAGGTGTTCAGTCACGTCGTGGTGTTGAAGACTATCTCGTTGTTTGCGATGCGAGCAACAACCCCGATGATGCCATTGATCGTGGTGAGTTCTTCGCGGAAATCTTCGTGAAACCCACACGTTCTATCAACTTCATCACACTGCGCTTCACTGCTACTCGCACTGGCGCTTCCTTCGCTGAAATCGCAGGTTAAATCTCACGGGGAGGGCGACCTCCCCTTTCGTAATTCCCCTTTACATAATGACATTCACTTAATTATTCTTCCCCAGGAGAAACCCCCAAAATGTCAAGTCCAATTAGAGCACAAAACAAAAGAAAGAATCCTAGTAATAGGAACGATACTATTGCATCAGAGTCTATTCTGAATTTTAGATCGCAGATTCAGGAACTTTCAAGACCTAATCTATTCCAAGTCACTATTCAGTTCCCATCCTTTGATGGCGACTCGCCTCGCAATCAGCGCAGAAAAGGTAGACAAGAAAGGAGATCGGGTGGAGGGAGTGCTATGTCTAAGAAGACAACCTTCCTGGTGAAGGCAGCAAACCTCCCTGCATCTACTATTGGTGTGGTTGAAGTTCCTTACCGTGGTCGTCAATTGAAGATCGCTGGTGACAGAACGTTTGAACCATGGACGGTCACTATCATGAACGAAGAGTCCATGCAGTTGCGTGAGCACTTTGAGGAATGGGCAAGGTACATGCAGATGAATCAGTACAACTATTCATCTGCTGAAACGATTGAGCAGTATCAGACAAATGCAACAGTCGATCATTTAGATAGACAGGGTGCTACTAACGGTTCATATCGTTTTGAAGGTATCTGGCCTTCTAATATCTCCGCAATTGATCTTGCATGGGATAGCAACGATACCGCTGAGGAGTATACAGTTGAATTCCAAGTTCAATACTGGGAGAAAACTGATGACACTAACATGTCTAATGGTCGTCCTAAGCGTAACCGCCGCAATCGTCCTAAGCGTGGCAGAAGCCAAGCGTCTTGATAAGGTCTCTAATTAAATCTGCTAAATAGTATTTGAAGTAATTACTTTCATTTGATGTCTCAACTATTTGGTTATTCGTTAGAACGTAAGAAGGGTCAGGCAACTGGTCCTTCTTTTGTTCGTAAAGAATCAGACGATGCTGCACAACCAATTTCGGCAGGTGGGCATTTTGGCCAATATGTTGAGATGGGTGACGCTGCTAACAAAGCAAGCGAAGCAGATTTGATCGGTAGATATCGTGAGATGTCTTTGCATCCAGAAGCGGATGCTGCTATTAATGATGTTGTCAACGAAGCGATTGCTGGGGATCTGAATGATCACCCCGTGGATATTGACCTCCAACACTTGAAAGTCTCTCAGACTCTGAAAAATAGAATCCGAGAAGAGTTCGTTAATGTTCTAGTGCTTCTAGATTTTGATAGAAAAGCATACGATATCTTCCGTAGGTGGTATATCGATGGACGCTTGTTCTATCATAAGATGATTGATACTAAGAACCCTGCTGCTGGTATCACAGAGTTAAGGTATATCGATCCACGCAAGATCAAAAAGGTTGTTGAATTTGACAAACCTAAGGATCGCGCACAACTCATTGACCCACAGATCACATCGATTGTTCCTAAATCGATTGAGTATTATATCTACTCACCGAAAGGTCTGAAAGGATATGAGAATAACGGGATCAAAGTTGCCCCAGATGCTATCACATACTGCCACTCTGGTCAGTTGGATATGCAGCGCAACTATGTACTATCCCATCTTCACAAAGCAATTAAGGCACTCAATCAACTTAGAATGATTGAGGACTCTCTGGTCATTTATCGTCTGTCCAGAGCACCTGAACGTCGCATCTTTTATATTGATGTTGGTAATCTTCCTAAGCAAAAGGCAGAACAGTACCTACGTGAAGTGATGTCTCGCTATCGTAACAAGTTGGTATACAACGCTGATACTGGTGAGATTCGTGACGATAAGAAATTTATGTCTATGTTGGAGGACTTCTGGCTTCCAAGACGCGAGGGCGGGCGCGGCACAGAAATTACTACCCTCCCTGGCGGGCAAAACCTCGGTGAACTGGAAGATGTCAAATACTTCCAGAAGAAACTGTATAGATCTCTGAATGTCCCAGAGTCTAGATTGGAATCTGAAAGCAGTTTCAATGTCGGACGCAGTGCCGAAATCACAAGAGATGAAGTTAAGTTCCAGAAGTTTGTCACAAGACTACGCAAAAAGTTCAGTGATCTTTTTAGCGATCTTCTGAGAACTCAACTCGTCCTTAAAGGTGTTATCTCACTGGATGAGTGGGATGATATGAAAGAACACATCCAGTATAGTTTTATCGCTGATAATTACTTTGCTGAGATGAAAGAGAAGGAGGTGATGACAGAACGTCTCGCTCTTCTTCAACAAATGGATCCTTATGCTGGTAAGTATTTCTCTCTTGAATATCTACGACGCAATATTCTAAGACAATCTGATGCTGAGTTCCAAGAGATCGACAAACAGATGCAGGAAGAAGTTGATGCAGGGTTGATTGTATCTCCTGCTGAGATGCAGCAAATGGAAAAAATGCAAATGGAAATGTCTTTAATGCCACCCGAACCTGAGGTGGAAGAAGAGCAGGGATTAGATCCGAAAGATTACGAAAAAGGAAACATCTAAATAGTAATAGTATTAATTCACATTATGCCTTCCCAACCTTCACTTGATATCGTTAATGCATTGTTTGCTGGTCAGAAAGATCTTTCTGATTATGTTGATAATCAAATGAAAACACTCGCTCTCGATAAGATTGGCGACATGAAACAGGAGGTTGGTAAAGCGATGTTCGCAGTACCAGAAGAAGGTCCTGAGAATACTGAGCAACCAGAAGACGCTGTACCCCCAGACCAAACCGAAGAGGAACCTACTGATGAAACTGATAACGGAGAAAATTGAAGACGCTAAAATCGTAATTACCGAGGGTAAGAACGGCAAGCGTAACACTTTTATTGAAGGTGTTTTTCTTCAAGCAGAAATCTGTAACCGTAACGGTCGTATGTATCCCATGCGTACCATGGAACGTGAAGTCCAAAAGTACAACGAGAACTATGTAAAGACTGGTCGGGCTCTGGGTGAACTGGGTCATCCCGATGGTCCTACGATTAATCTTGATCGTGCTTCCCACCTCATTACATCTCTTCAAAGAGAAGGTAATAATTTTGTTGGTAAAGCAAGACTTCTAGAAACTCCTATGGGTAAAATCGCCAAGCAATTGCTTGACGAAGGTGTGAAGTTGGGAGTTTCTTCACGCGGTCTGGGTTCTATCAAAGAAGAAAATGGTGTCAAAGTAGTTGGTGAGGATTTTATGCTCGCAACCGCTGCCGATATCGTTGCAGATCCTTCGGCTCCTGATGCATTTGTTAATGGAATCATGGAAGGAAAGGAATGGGTTTGGGCAAATGGTTCTGTTGCAGAGTCAGATATTGACCAAATCAAGAAGAGAATTGACAATGCTGCGGCTAGTCAATTGGAAGAAAGAAAGATTTCCGCATTTTCAGATTTTCTGAAAAATCTTTAATCATAAATAATTAGAGCAATCACTCAATTCGTAGCACTAAGGAGACCGAAATGTCTGACAAGATTGAAACAACACTAGATGAATCGAGCGTAACTGCTGGCGCTAAGGCAGCTGACCCTCAGGGTAAACTGTCTGATGAAGGCAGCGGTCTCGGTGGCGTACAAGATCTGGGTGGTCCTACCCCTCAGAACAGCAAACCCGATGACGAGAGCAACAAGTATAAGGTAGTCGCCAAGAGTGCTTCTGCTCCTACTACGAAACCTTCTGATGCTTCTGCATCCCAAGGCGCTTCCATTAAGAAGGAAGATGCTGAGGTAGAAGGTGAAGAAGTGATTGCTGAGGAAGAAGTCGAAACACTGACTATCGACCTTTCTGCTGATGTTGCTGCTCTTACCGAAGGTGAAGACCTGAGTGAAGAGTTCAAAGAAAAAGCAGCAACCATTTTTGAAGCGGCAGTTGTTTCCCGCTTGAATGAAGAACTTGGACGTATCCATGAGGATTACGCTAAGGTTCTAGAAGAAGAAATTGAAACCGTCAAAGCACAACTTGCTGAACAGGTAGACGAGTATCTGTCGTTTGCTGTCAGCAAGTGGGCTAAGGATAACACGCTCGCCATTGAGCACGGCATTAAGACCGAAATGGCAGAGAGTGTTATGGCTGGTCTCAAACAGGTTTTCGTCGAGAATTTCATTGATCTTCCCGATGAGAAAGTTGACTTGGTTGACGAAATGATCGAGCAACTTGATATTATGCAGACTAAACTCAACGAACAGATCGAAGAGAACGTGGACCTCACCAAAGAGGTTGGCGGTTATATCAAGAATGGGATTGTGAGCGAACTGAGCGAAGGACTGTCACTTTCACAGCGTGAAAAGTTGGCATCTCTTGCTGAGGGAGTTGAGTTTGATGATGAAGAATCCTTCCGTGGGAAGGTTACGACCCTTCGTGAGTCGTATTTCTCTACCAAACCCGAAGTGACTACTGTCACCGAAGACGTTCAGGTTGAGAACGAGATCGTAGGTGAGGCAATGTCCCACTACGTTCAAGCACTTTCCCGCTGGGCTAAGTGATAAATTAAGGATCCACACTAAACCCTACTAAAAGTAATTTAAAAGCAAATGTTCAACTCCGAATCTTTGCAGGAAAAGTGGGCACCTATTCTGGAACACTCTGAGATCTCTGGTATCTCTGACAAGTACAGAAAGGCCGTCACCTCCATCCTGCTCGAAAACCAAGAAAAGTTCCTCAAAGAGGAAGCAGGCATTCTTAACGAAGCGTCTCCTACCATGTCTGCTGGCACGGCTGGTTTCTCTGGTAGCAGCACCGCCACTGGACCTGTTGCAGGTTTCGATCCTGTTCTGATCTCCTTGATCAGACGCTCCATGCCTAAGTTGATCGCCTATGATATTGCTGGCGTTCAACCGATGACTGGACCTACTGGTCTCATCTTTGCCATGCGTTCACGCTATGGCACCAACCGTACCGCTGGCGCTGAGTCCTTCTTCAATGAAGCAGACACAGAGTTCTCTGCTGAGAACGCAGCATCCAACCTCGGTCGCACCGCTCAGAGCGGAAGCAACCCTGGTCTGCTGAACGACAGCGGCACCTACACCGTCTCTGACGGTATGCCGACTGCTGAGAGTGAGGCACTTGGCGATGCCGCTGGCAACGCCTTCGCAGAAATGAACTTCTCGATCGAGAAGGTCACTGTGACTGCCAAATCCCGTGCTCTGAAAGCAGAATACTCGCTCGAACTCGCCCAAGACCTGAAAGCAGTTCATGGTCTTGATGCTGAATCTGAGCTTGCCAACATCCTCTCGACAGAGGTTCTTGCCGAGATTAACCGCGAAGTGGTTCGTACCGTCTATCGCATTGCTCGCCCTGGCGCTCAGAACAACACAGCAACTGCTGGCGTATTTGACCTCGACGTTGATTCCAACGGTCGCTGGTCTGTTGAGAAGTTCAAAGGACTCCTCTTCCAAATCGAACGCGACATGAACGCGATTGGTCACGAGACTCGTCGTGGAAAGGGTAACATCCTCATCTGTTCTGCTGACGTTGCTTCGGCATTGTCCATGGCAGGTGTTCTGGATTACACCCCTGCTCTCTCTGGTAACAGCAACTTGCTTCCAGACGACAACAGCAGCACACTGGCAGGCACCCTGAACGGTCGCATCAAGGTCTATGTTGACCCTTATTCCGCTAACGTAAGTGATCGTCACTTCTACGTTGCTGGTTATAAAGGTTCTAGCGCCTATGATGCTGGACTCTTCTACTGCCCATATGTGCCCCTGCAAATGGTTCGCGCCGTTGGTCAGGACACATTCCAGCCCAAGATCGGCTTCAAGACCCGCTACGGCATGGTCGCTAACCCATTCGCAGAAGGAACAGCACAGGGGAGTGGTGCTCTTAATGCAAATGCTAACCGCTACTACCGTCGTGTGTTGGTTGACAACCTCATGTAAATCGAATTTACATTTCCTAGGGACCTCTTCGGAGGTCCTTTTTTTATGCCTAGTGATATATGCTTATATCAAGATAAACACCCACACATGGATGACGTTTATGTTAAATATTACTATACTGAACTTGCCATTATGCCAAGGTCCACAATGTTGAAGATTGATTTACTGGCAAGAATATACAAAGAGAAGACTAAACTATACGAGAAAGAAAATACAGATACTAAAACGGATGAGTGGTACAGTGGTGCCCATTCTGCCTACAACACTATGCTAGATATATTAAACGAATACCGACAATGAAAGACCTAGATTTTATCGATGACTTGTTTCCAGAAGAAACCAATCCTGCTATCACAGAAGCAGATAAAAAAGATTGGGAAGACTTCTGGGAAAACGAAGACATATAACAAAAACACAAAAGGTATATTAAAATGCTATTTGGAGAAACAGTTCAAGGACAACTCACATGTTTTGTAATAGCACTTATTATAGGTTGCCTTTACATTACAGTAATCACTTGCAGAGAACGTCGTCAGTAATCTATAAATATTTAAAATAGAAATACTCTCATGGCGACATATGGTATTGCGGACCAGACAGATCTCTGGTCCAAACAAATTGAGAACAGAAACTTTCTGTCACCAATCGGATTTAAGATGTTACTGGAACAGTTTCCAAAGGTACCATACTTTTCACAATCCGCTAATATTCCTGGTATTGGTTTAAACACCGTAGAAGCACCGACCTTTCTGGGTCGTAGTATCCCTTTCGATGCTGCGGGTTTGAACTATGAACCACTCAACCTAGCATTTCTAGTAGATGAAGATTTAGAGAACTATCTAATCATGCATAACTGGATGCGATCTATTGCTGGTGGTGATATGCTAGGAGAGCGTGCTGATTTTGAAGAAGATTATAGTGTAGTTTGTGATGGTTCTCTTGCTATTATGAATAGCAACATGCAAACTAATTTCTTTGTAAGTTTTAAAGACATGTTCCCTGTATCATTGAGTGGACTAGAATTTAATGCTACAATTGATGGTACAGAATATGCAACTGCAACTGTGGAGTTCAGATATAGTACATATTCAATTCAGAACCTTGATGGTAATAGGAGAAAAGCACTTAAATGAATCTAGATGAAATTCGTGATATGTGGAAAGAAGACTGCGTTGTTGATCAAAACGACCTAGACACGGAAAACTTTAAGTGTACAGTCATCCACGAAAAATATTTAAACATATGGTCTCATTTTAAATTGATGGCATCCGATGCTGATACCAAAGGTAGGATGCTATACAAAGCAAAGTTTGAATACTACTCTGGTAAAGCACCTGCCAAAGTATATGCTGAGAAACCATTTAGTCATAAGGTACTTAAAACTGACATCAACACTTACATCTGGGCAGATGAAGAATGGTTGAAAAATAAACAAAAGATTGACTACCTTGAAACCTGTATAAATTACTTAGAGATGATTCTTAAACAGTGTGCCTCCCGTGGGTTCCAAATTAAGAATTTTATTGATCTGAGGAAAACAGGTGATTACTAAGATTGAGAAAAAGAATGAAGTTTACATCAAGGTAACAGCAGAACCACATGTTCATCAAGAACTGAGCGACCACTTCCAGTTTGAAGTGCCCCAAGCAAAGTTCATGACTCAGTATCAAAAATGGAAATGGGATGGAAAGATCCGTTTATACTCACCAGCAACAGGTGAGATGTATGCGGGTCTTTTTGATTATCTAACAGAGTTCCTAGAACAACGTGGTTATGATTGGGAAGTTAAAGACAGTAAATTTTACGGTAAACCAAATGAATGTGAACTTCTCGTATCTCCTGAGGCAATTGCGGGGTATGTTAGATCTCTGGGTCTTCCTTTCAAAGTCAGAGACTACCAGTTACGAGCAATTTATCAAGCACTTAGGTACAATCGCAGACTTCTACTATCCCCGACAGGATCAGGAAAATCTCTGATCATCTATGCATTGGTGAGATGGCATCTAGGACTGGATAGACAAATTCTTATCATCGTTCCTACTGTCTCACTCGTGGAACAAATGTATAAGGATTTCCAACAGTATGGGTGGAGAGCAGACGCATATGTACATAAGATCATGGGGGGTACTGAGAGGTATGTAGATGCCCCTGTGGTGGTTTCTACATGGCAATCCATATACAAAGAACCTCGTAAGTTCTTTAAACGATTTGATGTAATTATCGGTGATGAAGCACACCTGTATAAAGCGAAAAGTTTGTCAGGTATTCTCACTAAATGTCATGATGCAAAATACCGCGTTGGACTGACAGGTACTCTCGATGGTATGAGTGCTCATCAGTTAGTGTTGGAAGGATTGTTTGGTAAGTGTGAGCAAGTTACTAAGACAGTAGACCTTATGAAGAAAGGTCATCTCACACCATTGAAAGTAAATATCCTTTTGTTAAAACATGGGTTTGTTCCATTTGATGACTACCACCAGGAAATGGATTACATTGTAAGTCATCAAAAAAGAAATAATCTAATCACAAACCTAGCATGTGATCTGAATGGAAACACTCTTATCCTATTCAACTATGTGGAGAAGCACGGGGAACCTTTGTGGGAGATGCTAAATAGTAAGGTGAGAGAAGGTCGCAAGGTCTTCTTTATACATGGTGGTATTGATGCCTATGATCGTGAAGAAGCACGATCAATATGTGAGAAAGAAAAAGACGCAATTATTCTTGCTTCTTATGGAACTTTCTCTACTGGTATTAATATTAAAAACCTACATAATGTGATCTTTGCTAGTCCATCTAAATCGAGAGTCCGAAACCTACAATCAATTGGACGTGTACTCCGAAAGGGTGATAACAAAGCACAAGCAGTTCTTTATGATATTGCAGACAATTGTGCCAGAGGATCCAAAAGTAATTATACCCTTCGTCATCTTGTAGAACGTATCAAGATATATCAAGAAGAGTCATTCAATTACGAGATTAAGGAGATCAAATTGAAAAATGATTAATTACATTCGACACGACGAACAGTTCTACGCTACGCTCAAACTAGTTACTGGGGAAGAAATCCTTGGTGAAGTATTAGTTAGTGAGGATCCTGATACTAAAAAAGATATGATCTTTATTCAGAATCCTGCTAAGACTAAGATTGTAGAATTAAATGTAGACGAAGATGAGAAGGCACAAAAAGTTGCCATGGGATTCATCAAGTGGATGAACTTCTCTGATGAAGACTTCTATGTTGTTGATGATAAATCTGTCATCTCTATTGCTCCTATGTCAAAGGAAGCAGTAAATCTATACAAGAGATGGATCAGAAAAGAATTTAATAAAGGGGAAGAACCAAGTGAAAGTCAAATACCCATCAACAAGAGTATGGGTCTGATTGCTAAGGTAGAGGACGCAAGGAAGATTCTAGAAAGAATCTATAAAGATGCATCTCACTTTCACTAAGTGTCTCTAAGTAACTTAAAGACACCCTGTTTCTGAACCCTTACAGTGTTGAGTATAATGATTATTCTTAGACCTGTCAACCCCCTTGACAAAAAGGTCTTGATAAGTTAACATTATGACATCCGTGAGTACCTCTATGTCTATGCTAATGCCACGGAAGAACGCTAAAAAGAAAGAACACTATGTAGATAACAAACAGTTCCTTCATGAACTGATTATTTATCGCAACAAATGTGCAGTCGCCAAAGATAAAGGACTGACTAAACCTCGTGTTTCTAATTATATTGGCGAATGCTTCCTCAAAATTGCAACCCATTTGTCATACAGACCAAACTTCATCAACTACATGTATCGAGAAGATATGATTGGTGATGGGATTGAGAACTGTATCCAGTACATTCATAACTTTGATCCTGAGAAAAGTTCTAATCCGTTTGCATATTTCACACAGATTGTGTACTATGCATACCTTCGTCGTATTGCCAAAGAGAAACGACAGCAAGCAATCAGGGAGAAGATTCTCGAACGGAAAGGTTGGGATGAGGTCATGCACTCTGATGACCTTGACAATAGCGCCGATTTGAATTATATTAAGTCGCGAGTCGAGACCAATACGAGGTACTGATGTCTACAAAATTGATCAATGATTATTGGAACGGTGGATCTTCTTCCGTTAACAGTCATGAACTTCTTACTGAGTTGGTCCATTCTCTAAACGGTATAACATATACTCAAACCTGCACAACCACTGACGGTAGAACGTACAAAAAACTTATCATTGAATATGAAGATACTTCTGATAACTGATCAACATTTCGGTGCTCGTAATGATAGTCAAGTATACATTGATAAGTACCGAAAGTTTTATAGTGAAACAGTTTTACCTTACATTGATAAACATAAGATCACTAATGTAATTGCTCTTGGAGATACATTTGACAGACGTAAGTCTGTTAATTTTAATTCTCTCCAAGCAGCAAAAGATATGTGGTTTAATCCATTGAGAGATCGTAATGTCAACATGCATATGCTTGTAGGCAATCATGATATCTTCTATAAGAATACTCTCAGAATTAATTCACCACAGTTACTTCTTGGCGATTATGATAACATTACCGTCGTGGACGATCCTACTGAATTATCCATTGGTGGTATTTCTATACTTCTTCTGCCTTGGATATGTGACGACAATCGTAAAAGATCCATGGATCTTATCTCAACTAGTGATGCAACTGTCTGTCTGGGCCATCTTGAACTTGATAGTTTTGAACCTATTCCTGGATATACTATGGACCATGGAGATGATCCAAACATGTTCAGTAGATTTGATCTAGTGTGTAGTGGTCACTTCCACCACATATCTTCCAAGAAAAATATTAAATATCTCGGTAATCCGTACCAAATGTTTTGGAATGATTACGGTTGTGAACGTGGGTTTCATGTACTAAATACTAAAACCACAAAACTAAGTTTTGTAAAAAATCCCAACACAATGTTTCACAAAATCTATTATCGTGATAGTGAAACTCCAACCATTGAATATGAACAACTACGAGGTAGTTATGTTAAACTGATTGTTGAAAAGAAAGAAGATCAACTTCTTTTTGATAAAACTCTCAGACAAATTAATAACAGCGATATTGCTGATCTTAAAATTATTGAGGATACATTTGTACACCTTGATGATGTTGATGATTCCTTGGAACAAGAAGATACATTAACTATGTTGCAGAATTGTGTTCAAGAAATTGATAACAAAGATGAAGTGTTTGGTATTTTAAAATCATTATATGTCGAAGCACTTAGACTCTAAAATGTTTGTACTAGTTGACAAAAGTAGCGGGGGCGTGTATGCTGTCCGTGATGGCAACATCGATGAAAAAGTTGTTCAAATTTTTGAGCAAGAAGATGATGCTACTCGCTACTATGGTTATCTAAAAGCAGATAATTACCAACGTAGTTTGGAAATTATAGAAGTAGAAGAAGAAGTTGTTAAAGACAATTGTACTTCTTATGGATATAATTACACAATCATTACACCCAACGATATTGTATTCCCACCAATAGATGTAGATTAGTATGATCGTTTTTGAGACTATCCGTTGGAAAAACTTTCTGTCAACAGGGCAGCAGTTTACCCAAGTGGATTTGAGTGAGTCACCATCTACTTTAATTGTGGGTAATAACGGCGCAGGTAAGAGTACCATTCTTGATGCGCTTTGTTTTGTTTTGTTTAACAAACCATTTCGGAAGATTAACAAACCACAGTTGATGAACAGTGTTAATGAACGGGAACTTCTAGTAGAAGTTGAGTTTCAAATTGGCACTGTTAATTATAAAATAGTTCGTGGTCTTAAACCTGCTGTGTTTGAGATCTATCGTAATGGCGAACTAGTAGATCAGAATGCTGCTAACAAAGACTACCAAAAGTATTTGGAGCAAAGTATACTTAAACTTAACTACAAGTCTTTCACTCAGGTTGTTATTCTTGGTAGTAGCACCTTTGTTCCTTTTATGCAATTGCCTGCTGCACATCGAAGAGAAGTTATTGAAGATCTTTTGGATATTCAAATCTTCTCACAGATGAATGGTCTCTTGAAAGAAAGACTTAAAGATGCCAAAGATGAGCAACGCCAGTGTGAGTATGAACTTGAAATGGCACAACAGAAAGTTGACATGCAAGTTCGTAACATTAACAATCTAGAAAATGTAGATAAGCAATACGTTGAGAATCAACAGCAGAAATTTGTTGCGAATGAAGATCGTGTAGTTGAAATCAAAGCACGTATTAAGGAAGTAGAAAAAGATATTTTAATTATTGAACCTGAGATTCTTAAATTAGATCTTGCTGTCGAAAAACACGACAAGTTTAAGGACATGAAGTCTAAGATGTATCATAAATTAAATACATCTAAGAAGAACTATGATTTCTTTGTAGAGAATCAAACATGTCCTACTTGTACTCAGGAGATTGATAAAGAACTTCGTATTGCTAAGCAAGCAGAACTCAATCAAAGATGCATTGAACTAACTGATGCTGGGTCTCAGATCATGGGGCAGATCACCACACTCAGTAAGAACATTACAGAACTTCGCGAGAAGGCAACTAAGATTAATGAGTACAGGTATGAGATTCAATCTCTCACCAAGGAAGAGATGCGTCTACTGAAAGACAACACTTCTATTATGTCTGAGGTAGGTAGCGATACCAGTAACTTGGAGAAAGAGAAGCAAGATCTTGAAATCATGACACAAGCACTTGACAAGAAAGTCATTTCATGTTCTAATATAAACAAGCAGACAGATCATCTCAAATCGGTTGCTAATCTTCTGAAAGACGGTGGTATTAAGACTAAGATTATTTCTAAGTTTATTCCTATCATCAATCAGAGAATCAATAAGTATCTTCAAAGCATGGATTTCTATGTGAACTTCACGCTTGATGATAGTTTTAACGAGAAGATTCTTTCTCGTTTCCGTGATGATTTTTCCTATGCTTCTTTCTCTGAGGGTGAGAAGCAAAAGATTGATCTGGCGCTGTTGTTTACTTGGCGAGAAGTTGCTAAATTAAAAAATAGTGTGAGTACAAACCTTCTTCTTCTGGATGAAGTTTTTGACTCTTCACTCGATCAGTCTGCTACGGATGAACTTATGAGGATTTTGAAAGGTCTAGGAGAGAAGACTAATCTTTTTGTGATATCTCACAAGGGTGACGTGCTCTATGATAAGTTTGAGCGAATCGTAGAGTTCTCCAAAGAAGGTGACTTTTCAACTATGTCAGCGGTGCAGGGATGAAACATATATTATTCACCCTACGCGAATGTAACTCTGAACTTCTAGATGATGAATCATACATTCGTGACATGCTGGCAAAAGCGGCGGAGTGTGCAAACAGTACACTTCTAGGTATCCAATCACATAAGTTCTCTCCACAAGGCGTGACTGCCATCGCTATGCTTGCTGAGTCTCATATCAGCATTCATACATGGCCTGAGACAGGCGAAGCAGTATGCGATGCCTTTACTTGTGGAGACCATACGGATCCTCACGAGGCGTTTTCTTTCATGAAAGCGTCGTTACTGAGTAAGCGATGGGTATATCAGACCGTTAAGCGACCAGTTATATAAGTGTACTACCCTCCTAGGTCTGTTGACTAGGGGGGTTTATACTATCTGTATACACACAAGGACACTATGCTAAAAGAGATCAAGAGTACCCTTGCTCGTCTACTTGCTACCGAGAACCTCCTGGTGGAGCACAAGCAAGTACCTACTGCATCGTTCAATGTTGAGACACGGGTGTTGACTCTACCCATGTGGACTCGTGCTAGTGATACTGTTTATGATCTGTTGGTTGGTCATGAGGTTGGACATGCCTTGTATACACCTAATGATGACTCCCTTGATAACTTGGATTGTCCTCAGTCTTACGTGAACGTTACTGAGGATGCACGTATCGAGAAACTTATGAAGCGTAAGTATCCTGGTCTAGGAAAAGATTTCTATCAGGGATATAAAGAACTCAATGATGATGATTTCTTTGCTATTGCTGATGTAAAACTAGAAAGTATGTCTCTCATCGATAGAGTCAACCTTCACTACAAAATTGGTGCATATGCAATGCTTCCATTCAGTGCCCCTGAGACCCCTCTGAGAGACGCTGTGGGCGTTGCCGAAACATTTCAGCAAGCAATTGATGCTGCCATTGCTATTTACGAATTCGCCAAGCAGGAACAGGAACAAAAAAAGCATGAAGTTCCTGCCACACCTAGTGCTTCTGCCCCTGGTAATACTACCGAGCAAGACACCAAGCAAGTTACCGAGCAAGTAGGTGAAGGTGAAACACCTCGTCCTTGGTTTACTGATGATGAAGGTGATGAGAGAGATGAGCAAAATGATGATGAAGATTCTGCCGATCTTGATACTCCTTCATACGATTATATACAACCAAACATTGATAACGTTCAGACACAACGTAACTTTGATGAAAATGCTGCTGATCTAATCAACAATAGTATTAGTAGTCCAACATATCTTTCTTTCCCTAAGATTAATTTTAAAAATGTAATTGTTCCTAATGAACCGTTGTGGGATGATGCTGAATCTTATTGGAAGTCATACTATGAAGACTTTCCGAGCGATCCGTTTGTAGATGTTGATGAAGAGTTTCGTCAATTTTGTATTAACACTTCCAAGGATGTCAACTACCTAATTAAGGAGTTTGAGTGTAAGAAGTCTGCCTCATCATATGCTCGTGCTACCACGTCTCGCACAGGTGTTCTTGATACAACTAAACTTCATAATTACAAATTCAGTGATGACATCTTTAAGAAAGTAACTCGTACTACTGATGGAAAAAATCATGGTCTTGTATTTTTACTTGACTGGTCTGGTTCTATGTCTCCTGAAATCTTCGATACCGTATGTCAAGTAATCAATCTTGCTCAGTTCTGTAAGAAAGTTGGTATTCCTTTCGATGTATATACTTTCGTGACTGATGCTACCTTGTTAAAGTTCTTTGGTGTTCCTTGTGATACTCCTACTTCGGATCTCCCACAAGTATCAAACTCTAAGGTAGGTGACTTTTACATTGATCCTCGTTTCAAACTAGTTAATGTATTGACTAGTGAAGGTAATCAAAGTAATTTCAAGCGTCAGTGTAATTATATGTACCGTGTTGCAAACTACTGGCACGAACGTCGGGATGTATTTAAGTTCCGTCCAGCACCACCATATACCATGGGTCTTGGTGGAACTCCATTGAACGATGCCTTAATTGTTATGCGACAGTATCTTGGTGAGTGGCAAAGGAGTGCAGGTGTTGAGAAGTCTCACCTAGTTATTCTGACAGATGGTGAGTCTCAGTCTGCTGCATATATGAAAGAACCAATGGAAGGAAGTTATCACAAGGATCCTTATCCCTATTATCTTCATAATCAACAGGTTACTATTCGTACTCGTAATCGGTATTACAATTGTGATTGTCATTATGCTATAACCAATACACTTTTGAATATAATTCGTGATACACATCCTGAGTGTTCTGTTATTGGTTTCCGTATCTGTTCCAATCGTGCATTGGGTCAATACCTGAAAGTTCTTGGTCTGACTGATATTGGGTCTACATATTGTAAGACACTTAGTCGTGATAAATCTGTTGCTATTTCTAAGTCGCCTTATACTCAGTTGTATGTAGTTCAGTCTAGATCTTACAATGCTGATACTGAGATGACGGTTGCTGATGATGCCACCAAGGGTCAGATTAGATCTGCGTTCCGAAAGTCATTGAAGTCAAAGTCGGTGAATCGTAAAATGCTCTCAGCGTTTGCTGGTCAAATTGCATAGTGTCTACTCTGCCCCTGACTCTGCCTCACTCTGCCCTATACTAACTACATCAACACAAGACAACCAATGCCTGCCCCATCTGACTTGAACATCACTGACCTGCTTGCATATTTTCTTGATACATACGCTACACCTGAGGTAGATACTTCAAAAGTTCTTGCTGCTGCTGACCACTTTAAACTTTCATACCCCACTGTATGTAAGCGTATTGAAAAGTTTAAAGTGGGTCGTGGTAAGTGGAACTTGACTCCATCAGAACTGGAAAAAACATATCGATCACCTTCTGCATCTCCCGCTGTTGAGGTTTCAACCTTGATCCCAACCAAAGATAAAAACTATGTTCCTTTTGGAAACTTCACAGATCTGAAAAAGATCATCAACTCAGGTGTATTCTATCCTACTTTCATCACGGGTCTGTCTGGTAACGGTAAAACCATGGGAGTTGAGCAAGCATGTGCTCAGACCAATCGTGAACTGATTCGTGTCAACATCACCATTGAGACTGATGAAGATGATCTTATTGGTGGTTTCCGTCTAGTTGATGGCAACACTGTGTGGCACAATGGTCCTGTTATTGAGGCATTGGAACGTGGTGCAGTCCTACTCCTAGATGAGATTGACCTTGCATCGAACAAAATTCTTTGTCTTCAATCTATTCTTGAAGGTACAGGTGTGTACTTGAAGAAGACTGGTGTCACCGTTACACCCGCACCTGGATTTACTGTATTCGCTACTGCCAATACAAAGGGTAAGGGTTCTGATGATGGACGATTCATCGGCACTAACGTGTTGAATGAAGCATTCTTGGAGCGTTTCCCTCTTACGTTTGAGCAAGAGTATCCTATTCCTCGTATTGAGACTAAGATGCTCAACAACTACTGCTCAGATTTGGGTTGTTGTGACGATGAGTTCATTACTAACCTTTGTACATGGGCAGATGTTATTCGTAAGACTTTTGCCGAGGGTGGTATTGATGAAGTCATCTCCACACGTCGTCTTGTTCACATTATTCGTGCTTTCTCTATCTTTAATAATCGTTTGAAAGCAATTAAACTGTGCCTTAACCGTTTCGATGATGAAACTAAGAGTGCTTTCTTGGAACTGTACTCTAAGATTGATGCTAATGTTGAACTGAACCCTACTCTTCTTGACTCCTGATGCTATATCGTACACAAATTCTTGATGACTCTGGAACATCCAGGGTCCTTTCCCAAGTTGATCCTGTTCTCATTGTAAATCCTATCAAACGTGTTGATGAAGACAAGGGTATTGACCCCGAATGGTTGGATGAGCAAGTAGACAACTCTCTACACCCAGAACTTACTCTTTCTAGTGGACGAACTGGTTACACTTATAAGAAGTACAATCCAGGACAAGACTACGATTGGCACCAAGATGAAATTACTGATGGTGCTGGATTGAGAATGGATATGTCTACTACACTATTTCTTAATGACCCAACTGACTATGAAGGTGGCGAGTTAGAGTTGCGTTTTGGTGACTTTGGTGTTAGTATTAAACTTCCAGCAGGTCATGCTGTAATTTATCCAACAGGTATTATCCATCGTGTAAAACCTGTCACTTCTGGTGTTCGTAAAGTAGTTCATTGGTGGGACGAATCAACCGTCCAGAATCCTTTCCAACGAGATGCCATTATTCAACTCAACAAACACCCCGACAGGTTTGACCTACACACTGCAACACTTGAACGTTTCTGTTAATTATGAACAAATACAATGAAGATGCAATCCTTAAAGAACTTAAAGATTACATCGGTGCAACATACAGTCAGCACTACTCTGCTGGTCCAGAGGGATTCCAAACCCTAGACTTGATTGAAGCATGTGGTGATGGCGAATCGTTTTGCAGGTCCAACATCTTAAAGTATGCATCTCGATACGATAAGAAGGGTACTGCTAGACGTGACATTCTAAAAGTGCTACACTATGCTGTGCTCCTAATGCACTTTAATGACAAAAACGCCATCTCAGAAGACTATCCTCAATGACCTGTATGAAATTTACTGAACCACAACTAGAAATCCTCGGGTTGTTCATGAACATCAACCCATCTATCATGTTTAAACCTGGTCAAAAGGTTTCAACTATCTCTAACAACAAGAATATTCTGGGTTCCTGCACTTTCAAAGACATTGAGTTCCAGCGTACTGCACCCATCTATGACTTGGGTAACATGATGAAGACCATCAAGGTCCTCTCACGTAATACTAGTAACACTCCTGACGTTGACTTTGGTGAGAAGCATGTTGACATCAGCATGAACAACAGTCGAATGAAGTATTACTATGCTGATGAGCGTATGATTACTGTTCCACCTGATGTTATTAACAGTATCGGTGAACCCTCTATCTCTACTGAACTCAGTAATGATCACCTGTATCAAATCTTTGCTGCTGCATCTGGGTATCAACTGCCAGACCTTTGCTTTACAGGTCACAATGGTATTCTGTCTGCTGTTGTTACTGACAAGCGTAACTCTACTGCTAACACACTAGAAATCCAACTAGGTGAGACTGACAAAGAGTTCTGCTTCTGTATGAAGATCGAGAATATTTCTATCGTGATGACTGGTGGTCAACCATGTCGTGCTGCAAAAGGTTACAAGATTGACCTTTACGATCGTAAGGTCGCCAAACTGTACGGTATTATGAGTGAGAGTTCCACTGTTGAGAACCTAGAACTCATGATCGCTCTTGAACCTGATTCAGAATACTGATGAACATCTTCGTTACGGACCAGTCCCCATACAAGTCTGCTGTGGTTCTTCCTGACAAGCACATTGTCAAGATGCCCTTAGAGACCTGTCAGATGCTTGCTATTGTATGCTCTGACAAATGGGGTCATGGTTTTGGCACCCTTCCCAAAGCAGACGGTACTCCCTATGCTACTGAGAAGGGTGCTTTTCGTAACCACCCATGTACCAAGTGGGCGAATGAGTTTGTAACCAACTGGCAGTGGTTGCTTGCTCATGGACTTGCTATGTGCGACGAGTACACTGCCAGGTATGGTAGAGTACACACATGCGAGAAGACTCTTCTAGCAGCGAAAGAGATCCTACCTACTGCTGATCCTCAGGGTCGGTCAGGTAAGGAGACCACACCATTCGTCAGAGCAATGCCTGATGAGTACAAACTTGACACTAGTATCTCTACCATTGATGCATATAAAATGTATATTGCATCTAAACCCTGGGTAGCAGATAACTATATTAAACTTCCACATCGTAAACCTGACTGGGTTTGACACTAAATTATGAATGATTTCCTTTGGGTAGAAAAGTACCGTCCTCAGACGGTTGATGATTGTATCCTTCCAGAGGAGACTGCGACCATGTTCAAGGGTTTCCTTGGCAAGGGTGAGATCCCCAACATGCTGCTTGCTGGTCCTGCTGGTATTGGTAAGACTACTATTGCTAAGGCACTATGCAATGAACTAGGTGCTGACTACTATGTGATCAATGGGTCCGATGAGGGACGCTTTCTAGACACTGTGAGGAATCGTGCCAAGGCATTCGTTTCGACCGTCTCACTGACCTCTGAGGCACGTCACAAGGTGCTTATCATTGATGAGGCAGACAACACCACCCAAGACGTGCAGATGCTCCTGAGAGCATTTATTGAGGAGTTCCAGAACACCTGTCGTTTTATCTTTACTTGTAACTATAAGAACAAAATTATCCAACCACTACACTCACGGTGTTCGGTTATTGAATTCAATGTCAAGGGTAAGGAGAAAGCACAACTCGCTGCATCCTTCTTCAAGCGTGTCCATACAATCATGGCACAAGAGGGTGTTGACTTTGAACTCCCAGTGCTTCGTGAGGTTGTTATGAAGCACTTCCCTGACTTCCGACGTACAATCAACGAACTACAACGGTATTCTTCTAAGGGTATTATTGACACAGGTATTCTGGGTCAGATGTCAGACATTGCCATGACTGATCTTATGGAGTTCTTAAAGAATCGTAAGTTTACTGATGTTAAGAAGTGGGTTGTCGCTAACATGGACAACGAACCTCATGCTGTCATGAGAAAAGTGTATGACTCTCTCTATACATACTTACAACCGAAGAGTATTCCCGAAGCAGTTCTTGTTATCGGTGAGTATCAATACAAAGCAAACTTTGTCATGGATCAGGAGATCAATCTCGTTGCATTCATGACTGAGATCATGATGAGGTGTGAATTCAAATGAAAAAAACTCGTTATGTATATACGCACAACTTTCATGGCACACCTAATAGTGCTAATGCGAAGGAAGTTCGGAACTTTTTTGAATCATGTGGAATAAAATTACATATCGACTATGATAAAAAATACTTTTATACTTGGGAAGATGCTGGATATGAATGTTCTTGGTTTACATTTTCTCATGTAGAAGAGGTGGAGATTTCTCAAACGGTAACTAAACTTGATTCAGAAAACAAATATACTAATGGCATGAACTGGAAAAATGTTGGTAACCCTTATGCTAATTCTCGTCTTCGTAAAGTAAATACTAATAATAAAGGTCACAATGTTAAAAAGTCAACCAAACTTCCAATCAATCCAAGAACAGGACTTCGTGATGGTGGAGTGTGAGTTTAAATGATAAAAACCCATGAGTTATTTCCAACGAGAGTCTATGAGTTTCGCCTAGAAGGTGATGACATGGCAATCTCTGATCAAGCATTAAAATATATTAAGACCTTAGAGATGGCAATGTATAATTTCCCTGCTGGTGTTCGTACCAGTCGTGGAGACATACATAAGGAAGATGAGATGCTGCCTCTAACTGGTTTCTTCCATGACTGTCTGGACTACATTCGTTGTGACCTTGCTCTCCAAGCAAAGGAACTTCGTATCTCTTTGTCTTGGGCAAATTGGGCACCACCTGGTTCAGGTGCTGGTCATCCTCTTCATCGTCACAATTATTCTTATCTCTCTGGCGTATACTACTTCACCGAAGGAAGTGATACTGTCTTTCAAGACCCTGTTGATATCCGTAATCTTGATACCTTGGAGATTATTCGTGATTACTTCGACGGACCCTTTGAAAATATCAAGGCAGAACCTGGTAAACTTCTTATCTTCCCTGGATGGTTAAGACATTATAGCAATCCCCATAGCGGTAAAAAAGATCGCTATACTATGTCTTTCAACTCATTGCCTCATGGACCTGTGAATGCTGGTCCCCAAGGTGTACCAATGGCAAACCTTAACATACTATGATTAACTCTGAACGGTTTGATTTTCCATCTATCTTTGGTGTGGTCAAATCAACTGATGGGTTGAAGCGACCACAGACGAGACCACTCCGAGCAGAAGTCCAAGAGATTTCTATTGCTAAGTACAGCGACAGTCAATTGAAGTATGTTGGCGACACTGATAAAGGTAGAGACTTCTATGGACTAGAAGATAAACTCTTCTATGAGTCTAAGGGTATGGACAACCTCTTCTGTAAGAGGATTCCCTGGACAAAAGAGATTACACTTAAAAACTTTCAGGGAGCAAACCTAGGTTTACCTGAAAAAACCTTTGACTACATGCTACTATGGGATACCAAGCAGTACACTGTTGGTATTTGTGACTGGGAATCCTGCATGAAGTACACCAAGGTCAAAGATGCAGTTATTTCTTTCCGAGTCCATTTTGATGATATAACAATTCTTGCTAAGAATGTTATTCCAGTAGAGAAGGAAGACTTCGCTACTAAACTTTATAATCTTATTGAGTCAACAGTATGAAATTATTGAAGACACCCCTACGTTATCCTGGTGGTAAGTCAAGAGCAGTCACTCAGTTGTACAACTGGTTCCCTGGTGGTATCACAGAATACCGAGAACCTTTTGTAGGTGGTGCTTCGATGGCATTATATTTTTCGCAATTGAATCCTGAGATTCCTATCTGGATCAATGACAAGTATACCTATCTCTACAATTTCTGGTTACATCTCAGAGATGAAGGAGACGATCTATCTGATGTTTGTTATGCAATTAAGGAAGAGCACCCCACACCTGACCTTGCTAAGGAGTTGTTTATACGAAGCAAAGAAGAAATATCCGAGGCCGATCCTTTTCGTCAAGCTGTTCTATTTTGGGTTCTTAATAAGTGCTCTTATTCAGGGTTAACTGAGAACTCTTCTTTCTCGGAGACAGCATCAAATCAAAACTTCACCAGACGTGGAGCAAGAAATCTAAAAAACTATCAAGACATCATTAGGGATTGGCATATCACCAACCTAGACTACACTGAACTTCTTGATGATAAGAATTCTTTTGTCTTCCTTGACCCACCATACAGGATCAATTCATTCTTATATGGGACCAATGCTGAGATGCATAAGAACTTTGATCATGAAAGGTTTGCTGATTCATGTAAAGAGTGTCCTAGTAATTGGATGATCACATACAATGTCGATGCAGAGATTGAACGTATGTTCAGTGAATATCAACAAAGGTATTTTCAACTCACATATGGCATGAAGCATCGAGTAAACAACAAGAAGTCTGAACTTCTCATTAGTAACTACAACGTAGAACCAGTCAACCCTCTTCAAGAGTTTCTTTATGGACAAGTTTGAATACCAACTCAAAGACTACCTCAATGGTATCAACTTGAAGCAGGGTTCTCTTCATGAGGACGATCGTGCTATGGCAAAGTATCCAACCTTTGTTGTTAACAAGTGTCTTGCTGGACATCTTGACTGTATCTTACATGTCAATCAAATGAATATGCACTATGAATTGGATAATGACATGCAATATAATTATTACCTACATAGTATTAGGAAATCCAAACGCTTTGCGCCTTGGAACAAACACACGGCAGAAAATGATCTAGAACTAGTAAAACAGTTCTACGGATACAGCACCGACAAGGCGAGAGATGCCCTGAAACTGCTCAACAAGGATCAGTTGGAAGTCATCAAAACTAAATTAAATGTTGGAGGAAATTCAAGATGACTAGTGAAGAGATCACCTGGTCTCAGGATATGATGTTGGAAGTTGCACTTAAAGAACCTGATGATTTTTTGAAAGTGCGCGAGACTCTAACTCGAATTGGTGTGGCATCACGTAAAGATCGTAAACTATATCAATCCTGTCATATTCTGCATAAGAAAGGAAAGTATTACATCGTTCATTTTAAAGAGTTGTTTGCTCTCGATGGTAAAACAGCAAACATTACTAAGAATGATATCGAACGAAGAAATCGTATTGCCAAATTGTTGTTTGATTGGGGTCTAGTAAACTTCCAAGCAGATGAACTAGTCGAGATTGCACCGTTAAACCAAATCAAAGTTCTTTCTTACAAAGATAAGCAAGACTGGATACTTGAAAGCAAGTATAATATTGGTAAAAAGAGAGTCGCTGTTGAATCTTAATCATGTATGATGAAATGGACTGTTATGACAAAGCAATCCAACTCTTTGGGAATCGTGTGAGTATGATCTGTGCCATGGAAATGGCAAAGAAATTAGACGCCGAAACTGCTTATGCTAACATCAAAATTGAACTGAAAGAATTGAAAAAAGTTCGCAAAAAATGGAACAAAGAACATTGTGATGATTGCTAAATGAAATTTATTGGATTGAGAGTCGAAGATCACGACTCTAACATTTGTTACACTGATGGAACCAAAGTAAAGTATCTCTCCACGGAGAGATATTTTCATATCAAGCACCATGGACTAGACAATACGTGGCAGTGGCAAGACCTTACTGACGAGTTAGGTGTGCATATCAATGAAGTTGATGCTCTATGTATCGTTAGCGATCAAGTAACCTTTGCTGAGGGTGAATTATATCGTGAGATAGACATTGGATTGCCTTGTAAAACATTTGCAATAGATCATCACTGGGCGCATGTACTTTCGCAATGGCCAGTAGGTATTCCAGATACTAACTATGTGTTTGATGGTTATGGTAGTAACGATCGATCGCACTCTTTGTTTAAGAATGGAAAACTTACAGTTGCACATGATGTACACACTAATGGATCTATCGGTATTGAGATGGCCAAGGTGGGTGCTACCTTAGGACTGAAAGATGTGACCCCACATGGTTTAGATCTTGCTGGTAAGATCATGGGACTAGCAGCATATGGTCTCATAGACTATAAGTATTTGAAATTCCTTGATCAATTTTCTATTGATCAGGTTAAAACTATTTGGAACTTTGATCAATGGACTCGCAAGTGGGATGAAAGTTTTGATATCAATTGGTTACGCACTGTTCATGAGAGCACAGCAATTAAACTAGCAGACTATGTTGTTGGTGAAAACTTAGTAGGTCTCACTGGTGGTGTGGCACTTAATTGTGTATTCAATGGGCGTATTGTTGAGAGAGGACAGCAGATTAATACTATTCCACATGCAAATGATTGTGGATTGTCACTTGGTGCAGTAGAGTTCCTTAGACAGCACTATCATTTAGAAGAATTTGATGCTACTGGATTCCCATTCTGGCAGGAAGATGAAGCACCTGAGGAAGTTAATGATGGCACTATCGAAATAGTTGCTGAGGAGTTAGCAGCAGGTAACATTGTTGCATGGTATCAAGGTCATGGTGAGATTGGACCTCGTGCGTTAGGTCATAGGAGTATTCTTGCCAACCCTAGACTCACAAACATGAAGGATGTTTTAAACAGCAGAGTAAAACAACGCGAGTCCTTCCGTCCTTATGGGGCATCAGTCCTACGAGAAGACGTTCATAAGCACTTTGACGTACCTGAGGGTGCATCTATGCCCTGGATGAATGTATCGGTTGATGTTTGTGATGGGGGTCTTCAATCTGTGACACATATTGATAATACATGTAGAGTTCAGACAGTTGAGGGTGATGATTGTTACGCTCAACTACTTAGAAAGTATAAAGAACTTACTGGTGATAGTGTATTGTTGAATACATCACTAAATCTTGGGGGTAATCCTATTGCATCTTCTATGTGGGAAGCAAAGGAATTGTTCTCTAAAAAAGATATTGATTTTTTAGTCATTGGGAACGATGTATTACATAAATAAAAGAGCCTAACTCTTTACTTATGGATAATCCAAAGAAAGAGGAAGCCAAAAAGGAAAACAAATTTGAGTGGGCGGATGAGGGTGTATCAACTCTCGTCCGAGTTATCATACTTGGATGGTCAGCAGCAATTCTGACCCTTAATTATGTAACTGTTCCTGGTATTCCTCAAAAAAACATCGATCCAACTTTTATTGCCAGCGTGTTCACGGGGACGCTTGCGACGTTCGGTGTCGTTGCGTCTAAAAAGAAAGACGATTCAAAAGAAGCACCTACATTGGAGAAGAAAGATGCAAAAATTGATTAACGGTATTGCGTTGTTATCTGGTCTAGTTTCTTTATCTATCCTAGGGGGTGGTGCTTATCTCTATGTTCAAAAGGATGCACTCATTGAGAGTGCTACAAAGGCAGCAACAGAGGCAGCGACAGAAGCAGTCGTAGGCGCATTGCCTGGTCTGGTTGGTGGTCTCATGCCAGATGTTCCTGAGTTACCTGGTGCAACTGGTGGTGTTATTCCTGGTGCTCCTGCTCCTGGTGTATCTGCCCCATCTGCAACTGGTGGAGTCTTGCCCTTCTGATGGAGATCCGTGAAATAAGGTTGGATAATATTAATATCAAACGGATTGAAATACCCGTTTGGAATTTTAATGATCCATCCGCTACATTATATGTGTCTTCACCCGCCACTATTAATATCGGTGTTCCTGTTATTAATATGCCTGGATGTGTGGAGGCACATGAAACTAATAATTCAAAAAACAATCAGGTAAGTATAGACGATGCAAACGGTTTGGTCACGTACTGCGATTCTGGGTATCCTAGTTTTAATCCTATTCAGTTTGAACCTGAACAGATGATTATGACTGGTCCACCTGCTGTGGGTGGTACCAAACCAGATAAACCTAAACCACCACAAGCAGACACAAAGACACCACCTCCACCATCAGCACCTACTGCCAAAATAGAATGTCCGACAAAGGTTCAGGTAGCACAAGAACCAGTAGGAACATTCGTAGAAGGATTTAGAAAGAAAGTTACTGGTTATGAACTCATTGATAAGACGTGTGTTCAGATAAAAGAATCAGTAGGAATCCCCACACAAATTATTGCTGGTCTACCTAGTGGGGGGCAGGTAATGCAGGTAGGTGGCATTGCTGTCATCGCCACTACATCAGCACTACTAGCAAAACCGTTGGCAGACATACTATTGAAAGTAGTCAAACCAACGGTTAAGAAAGTTATTAAAAAGATTGATGCTATCCGTGGTAAGGAAGTTAAGGTCTTGTCTCTAAGGGAGCGCCAAGTGGAGCAGCGTCATCGGAATCAGGCAATACGGGTATTGAAGTCGGCACTGAAACCGAAGGGATAGAGTGACGATGTTGCTTGACAGTAGTTACATTTTGCACCACAACGTCAGCACATATTTTATAGTAAGGACTTCTAGGGTGGAAACTGATTCCTTCCTTCATTAGATTTCCACAATTTTTAAGTCTTGCAATCTCAAAGTCCAATCTTTTATTGGCAGTCAACTGAGCGTTCAGTTCAATCTGTGTTGTTGCTGCTTTCTTACATAGATCTTGTAATGACTTATCGGTAGGTGTGCTCCATGTCATAGAGAACCCTATACCTAAACTGTAATTATCTTTCTGCCCTGTTCTAGTTCTCTTAGTGAATAGAATATCTCCTGGATTATCAATACGACCATCTGGAATAGGTTTCCCATCATCATCGAATGCACCAGTGTTATCGGTGACATCGTATACTGGGTCATCAAAGAATGGTTCGTATGGTTTAGAAGCAGAAGCACTTCCTGTTACATAGGGAGTGAAGTTGCGAGTGGGACCTTGACACTGTATCCCTCCACCATATGTGTTTGTAATGTATGGTCCTTGAAGGACTTGTATAGCCTGGTTTGTAACGGAGCCTGAACTGTTAGCCACAGGAGAAGCAGTAGCAGAAACACCACCAATAGTTTCAGCATAAGAAGGATTAGTAAATAATAATGTTACTGCGAGAAGATACTTGTGGTATCGGTTACGCTTGTGACCTCTGTCACCCTCTGAATAATTGTTTGATTGCTTAAACCAGGTCCTTGATAAGTTTCTGTGAACTGAAACGCTGCTCCTGGTGTTGTCTGTGTGAACGATGGCTTGCTTGCTACACCTGTCCATGATGAAGTCACTCCATTAATAGTTACATTACTAGCACCTGTTCCTGGGGAGAGGTTGCCCGATGCATTGACACCAGAACCAGTAGCAGAATACTGATACCCAGTATTGTAGTCCATGCTATTTATCGTCTCTGTTATGGTCTGAGTCGTCTCCGTGTGACTCGACATACTTCCCTGAGTGAAGTTTGGAACCACGGGGACCGCCATGGCAGGAGCAAGTGTGACACTTACACCCACCACACCTAGGACAGACCAATGAATGATATTCATTGTTCTTATCCTCAGTCAATTACAGTAATTTCAGACACATATTGTCCCGTTGCAGTCGTACCCGCTCCACCAGCAGTCACCGTAAGTACACCAGCAGAGGTAATGGTACCTGCTAATGTACCAGCAGTTCCTGCTGTATAACTTGTAGTATTTGAGAAGTTAGGAACAGTTCCTACGGTAGGAGCAGCAGTTGGGACTGTATCACCTTGTGTATACGACTGACTGAATGAGAACGCAGAACCTGAGGTATTCTGTGTCGCAGAAATAGTGCCAGGTGCATAGATTCCAGAGGTGATGGTGCCAACAGATACTATGCCAGCAGTTGTGCCATCTGTGGTATCAATGTTTGTACCAGAGATACTAAATGAAGAACCAATCCTTGTTGCTTGTGTTCTAGCAGAGTCAACAGTTAGTTGAACACTAGAAGCATGTTTTGATACAAGTCCGCCTGCATTTGCTGCACTTGCGGTCATCAATAGCATAACGACAGAGATGAAGTTTTTCATTCTTGTCTTGGTATAGATGTCTCTCCTGCTATTTAGGCAAGGTCACCTTTTGGTGATAACCGAACGTGCGCTGTGATACAAACCTGTCTAAATAAACCTGATTGCCTTCGGGGATCACACAATAAAACTCGCTTTAACTAGGAGAATACCAATGACGGGACTTAGAAAGTTCACGACGAAAGATCTTAATGCCGTGGTAGATGCTGCGGAAAAATATTCAGTAGGATTTGATGATCTGTTTTATCGATTACATTCCTACGGAATGGGAAGTGTTAATGAAGCATACCCTCCATATAATATTGTCCAGGAATCCAGTATTAAATGGAGAATTGAATTAGCACTGGCGGGGTGGGCACCAGAGGAGGTTGAAGTTACTACTGAAAGTAATGTTCTTTTAATCAGATCGATTGCACCAAAGAATAAAGGTGAGGAGGACTATGTACACAGAGGCATTTCCACTCGCACTTTTGCTAGGGGATTCAACCTTTCAGATGATGTAGAAATTGGCACAGTCAGTTTCAATAATGGAATGCTTGTGGTAGAATTACAAAGAATCATTCCAGACCACCAGAAATTAAAGGTTTATGAAATTGTTTCTAAACTTCATAACGAATCCAGGAACGCTGACCTCCCTCACACTATTGGGGATGATAGCACTGATAGGGGCACTGCATAACCATGCCCACTTCACAATGGATAAGGATGCAGATTCTTATGTGAGACAGTGGTGTAGGTCATCACCAGAAAACAAAAAGATCTGTATCAGATATGGTGGAAACGATGACTACTAACTGACCTATATAATACACAACCAAAGAGACCTCACGGGGTCTCTTTTTGTTTGAGGTAACCTATGAACATGTATGTAAATCTATGCCCTGCCTATGCTGAAAAGAGTGAGACACTTACTCTTGACATTGCACCTGAGGAAATGGATCAATTTATGCAGTATGTTCACATCCTTGCTGATGAAAAGAACATTACTGCTAGACGCGCCTTTACTGATATGGTAAAGTACACCTATGAAAATCTGATGGAGAAGAGTTATGAGCGTAAGAATCGTAAGAATGCAAAACGGCGAGGACGTGATCGCTGATGTGTATGAGATGAGGGATGATCGAGAAGGTCCCCCTCTTGCTTACAAGTTGGATAAACCATATACTGTTGTGATTCAAGAGAAGCATAACCTGTTTGAAGAACCTTCATACACTGATGAACCAAAAACTTTGGACCAGATTGATATTGAGTTCCAAGCATATGTACCTTTCTCTAAGAGTTCGCACATCTATTTGCCTCTTCCATCTGTAACATTCATTTACAACCCTATCGATCAAGTGGTCGAAAAATATAACGAACTTATTGCTAACAATGCTGAAATTACTGTTGTTGAAGAACGATCCGAGCACGTATCTGATGGGGACGCTGACGGAACTGGACGAGGAACCGAGTCTACTACTTGAAAACTGTTTTCGAGTAGCACCTGATGGAACTCTTAGCGTCTTCCCTCTACACACAGACCAAAGAGATGTCTTCTTGACTTCCGACCTGATCTTTACTATACTGGACCCATCCACTGCTCTGGTGGATCAGTATAAATCGATGGTTAGTTGATGAAGTTTTACACGGATGTAATTCTACTCGGTGATGTTATCCTTTATCGGGGATACGAAAACGGAGAACCCGTTGAGTATCGAGAGAAGTGCCGTCCTACCCTGTACTTTGTACCTGACAATCAGAACAAAGAGTCTAAGTTCAAGACTCTTGATGGTAGATATGCACATCCTAAACGCTTTGATGGTGCTAGGGATGCTCGTAAGTTTATCGATCAGTATACTGATGTTGATGGGATGGAAGTGCATGGATATGACAGGTTCGTGTATCAATTTATCGCTGATAAATTCCCTGATGAAATTCGTTTCGATATGAACGCGATGAAGATCTATACGATTGACATCGAAGTTGGTTGTGACAATGGATTCCCCTCAGTAGAGGCGTGTCAGGAGGAGATTCTTTGTATTACTATCAAGAATCTTGCCACCAAGGAGGTGATAACTTGGGGTACTAGGGAGTTTACACCGAAGGACACAGAGTATCGTGTCTTTTGGAAGGAAGTGGAGATGTTGGAAGACTTCCATTCGTGGTGGTCACAAAACACTCCTGATATTATTACTGGTTGGAATTGCAACTTGTATGATATTCCTTACATCTGTCGTCGATTTGAACGGGTGCTAGGGGAGACGTGGAAAAAGTCACTCTCCCCATGGAACCGTGTGATTGAACGTGAGATTACTATGATGGGTCGCACTCAGATCGCTTATGACATTAGTGGTGTGACAATTCTAGACTATCTAGATCTGTATAAGAAGTTCACCTATTCTGCACAGGAATCATATCGTCTAGATCACATTGCAAATGTAGAACTAGGTCAAGCAAAGATCGATCATAGTGAGTATGAGAACTTCAAAGAGTTCTATACTAAGGATTGGCAGAAGTTTGTTGAGTATAACATCGTTGACGTAGAACTCGTTGACCGTCTAGAAGACAAGATGAAACTCATTGAACTGGCACTGACTCTTGCGTATGATGCTAAGGTTAATCTCAGTGATGTTTACTCTCAGGTTAGGATGTGGGATACCCTCATCTATAATGACTTGAAGCAACGCAACATTGTGGTTCCACCTAAGATCTCTACGCAGAAGAATGATCAGTATGCTGGTGCATATGTCAAAGAACCTATACCAGGTGCTTACGATTGGGTAGTATCGTTTGACCTTAACTCTCTATACCCTCACCTTATCATGCAATACAACATCTCACCAGAAACTCTGGTAGAGAGGCGTCACCCAACAGTGACTGTTGATAAGTTGCTTAATAAGGAAGTTGAGATTGATGGAAAGTATGCTGTGTGTGCCAATGGTGCTCAGTATCGTAAAGACATACATGGTTTCCTACCCGAAATGATGCAAAGGATCTACGATGAACGGACCATATACAAGAAGAGAATGCTTCACGCTAAGCAAGCTCTTGAAAATGCCACCACACCTAAGGAAACCTTGGCATTACAAAAGGATATTGCAAGATATACCAATATCCAAATGGCAAGAAAGATCCAACTCAACTCTGCCTATGGTGCCATTGGAAACCAATACTTCCGATACTTCAATCTGGCAAATGCTGAGGCGATTACTCTCTCGGGGCAAGTAAGTATTCGATGGATTGAGTCTGATGTCAACAGATACCTAAATAAAATATTGCAAACTGAGGGAGAAGATTATGTCATTGCATCTGACACTGACTCAATCTATCTTAATCTTGGACCTCTTGTTACTAAATTTCTTGGTAGTAAGTCTGACGATAAAGCAGCAACTGTTTCCTTACTTGATAAGGTATGCCAAGAAAAATTGGAACCTTTTATTGAACGTTCATATCAAAACCTGGCAACGTATGTTTCAGCGTATGATCAAAAGATGCAAATGAAACGTGAGAACATCGCTGATCGTGGTATCTGGACTGCCAAGAAGCGATATATCTTACATGTATGGGATAGTGAGGGAGTTCGATACGAGAAACCCAAACTCAAAATCATGGGCATTGAAGCAGTCAAGTCATCTACTCCTGCACCTTGTCGTACAGCAATTAAGGATGCTCTTAATGTTGTTATGAGTGGTACTGAGGAAGATATCCAAAAGTTTATTGCAAAATTTCGTCGTGACTTTGAGAGTCTTCCGTTGGAAGACATTGCATTCCCACGTAGTTGTAATAACATAGGGAAGTTCTCTTCACCCACAGGAATATATGGTAAAGGATGCCCCATGCATGTGAGGGGTTCTTTGTTGTATAATTATTACTGTAAGAAGTTGAAGATCTCCCACAAGTATCCTCTGATTCAAGAGGGAGAGAAGATCAAGTACATCTATCTACGAAAACCTAATAGGATGGGGGAGAATGTTATTTCATTCTTCCAGACTCTACCCAAAGAGTTTGATGTCCATGGTTCAGTTGACTATGATGAGCAATTTACCAAGTCTTTCCTCAGTCCTGTCAAGGTTGTTCTTGATGCTGTTGGTTGGACACCTGAAAAACGTAACACTTTGGAGTTTTTATTCGGATGAGTTTTCTTAACGATGTAGTCAAGGAGATTGGCAATGAGTATGCTGGCGTTGTCAGCGAAGGGGTTGCTGCTGGCGATGTTACATCTTTTGTTGATACTGGGTGTTATCTATTTAACGCCGTGGTTTCTGGTTCTATTTTTGGAGGAGTGCCTTCCAACAAAATTACGGCTATTGCTGGTGAGTCAAGCACGGGAAAGACTTTTTTTACTCTTAGTATCGTTCGTAACTTTCTTGACTCTGATCCTGATGCTGGATGCATTTATTTTGAGTCCGAGTCTGCAATTTCTCGCGACATGATTGAGAGTCGTAATATTGATTCCAATCGTATGATGATTGTTCCTGTTGTTACAGTGCAAGAGTTTCGTACCCAAGCAATCAAGATCATTGATAAGTATTTGGATCAGAAACCTGAGGACCGTAAACCTTTAATGTTTTGTTTAGATTCTCTTGGTATGCTTTCAACAACCAAGGAAGTTCAAGACGCTACTGACGGTAAAGAAACTCGTGACATGACACGAGCACAGATTGTAAAGTCTATCTTTCGTGTGTTGACCTTGAAACTGGGTAAGGCAAACGTTCCTATGATCGTGACAAACCATACTTATGATGTGGTTGGTGCCTATGTGCCAATGAAAGAAATGGGTGGTGGTAGTGGACTAAAATACGCTGCATCCTCTATAATTTACCTAAGCAAATCAAAGGAGAAAGACGGCGACAAGAAAGTGATTGGCAACATTATCAAGTGTGAGACTAAAAAGTCTCGATTTACCCGAGAGAATGCTAAGGTTGAGACTAGACTTTTTTATGATGAACGTGGACTTGACAAGTATTATGGACTACTGGAACTGGGTGAGAAGCATGGAGTCTTCGAGCGCATTGGGAATCGTTACAAGACTGATTCTGGGAATGTATATCCTAAGGTTATCCTTGCCAACCCCGAGAAATATTTTACAGAAGAAGTGATGGCAAAACTAGAAGAAGCAGCACACAAGGAGTTTACCTATGGATCATGATTATTTTATTAAAATTTATGATGACGTTCTAGACGAGAACCTCATCAAGAACATCATGGAGTCTTCCCGAGATGTTGATTGGGAATATTGGGATCGTGGTGGAAGACCACAGTTTCATCAGTTCAACGTGACTGAGTATGCTCAGGACAATGCAGATTCCATCTGGGCTAAGATCCACAATCGACTGATTGAGGCAATCAAAGATGTCTCTGAGCGATACATGGAAGACACTGATTGTAAGTCAGCATGGCCAGCAGAGAACGCATTAGAACAGATTCGTTTGAAGAAGTATGTTGCCGAAGATGGTGATCGTTTTGATCCTCATGTTGATGTGGGTGATCATAGCAGTGCTCGTAGGTTCCTTGCTCTATTCTTCTACCTCAATGATGTTGACGAAGGGGGAGAAACGTGGTTTACTAAGATGGGAATCAAAGTAAAACCAAAAGCAGGTCGCTGTCTTATCTTCCCTCCTACTTGGACCTATCCCCACGCAGGACTACCACCACTTAATACTAACAAATACATTATTGGCACCTATCTCCACTACATTTAATGCAAAAGATCGAAGAAATTGCTCTCAGTAAACTTATACGTGATGATAATTACTGTCGATCTGTACTACCTTTTTTAAAGGATGAATACTTTGACAGTCAACCACATCAAGTATTGTTTCACGAGATCAATGATTATGTGACAGAGTATAATCAAATCCCAGAGACTACTGCTCTCAAAATTGAGATCGAGAAGAGGAGGGATTTGAGTGCAGAGATTATCAAGGACATCGAAGACTTTCTTGATACTAAGATTGATGACACCACATACAATGAAGAGTGGTTGTATACGACCACAGAAAAGTGGTGCAAAGAACGTGCTATATATCTTGCCCTGATGGAATCTATTAAGATTGCTGATGGACAGGATAAATCACGAACCAAAGATGCTATTCCCCACATCATGGCGGAAGCACTTGGTACATGTTTTGATGATACTGTTGGCCACGACTACTTACTAGACTCAGATGATCGCTACGACTTCTACCACAAGCAGGAAGACAAACTCCCATTCGATTTGGAATATCTTAACAAGATTACCAAAGGTGGTCTCCCTAGCAAGACTCTCAACATCGCTCTTGCTGGAACGGGTGTCGGGAAAAGTTTATTCATGTGCCATATGGCTAGTGCCGCCCTCTTGCAAGGCAAAAACGTACTCTATATTACACTTGAAATGGCAGAGGAGAAGATTGCTGAACGAATTGACGCAAACGTCCTGGACGTTAACATCAAACAACTCTCCGATCCGTTATTCACCAAACAACAATTCCGATCCAAAGTAGATAAGGTTGCTGCACAAACTCAGGGTCGTCTAGTTATCAAAGAATATCCTACTGCTTCTGCTCACGTCAATCACTTCAAGTCTCTCTTGAATGAACTGAGTATGAAGCGTGGATTCGCTCCTGATATCATCTTCATTGACTACCTAAACATCTGCGCCTCTGCACGTTATAAGAACGCTGTGGTAAACTCTTACACTTACGTCAAATCCATTGCAGAAGAACTGCGTGGTCTTGCTGTTGAGATGGACGTGCCTATTGTATCTGCCACCCAGACTACACGTTCTGGATTTGGTAGTTCTGATGTTGATCTTCAAGATACATCTGAGTCTTTCGGTCTTCCTGCTACCGCTGATCTAATGATTGCTCTCATTTCCACAGAGGAGTTGGAGCAAATGGGACAGATTATGGTTAAGCAATTGAAGAATAGATACAATGATGTGAATATGAATAAAAGATTCATCATAGGTATTGACAGAGCGAAGATGAGACTGTATGATTGTGATCAGTCCGAACAAGACAATATTCTTGACTCTGGTCAAGACATTGAGGATAAGATCCTCGAACACAAACCCCAAAGTAAATTTGATTCCTGGCAAGTATGACCGATTCCGCTAACCAAAGATCCCGTAACAACAATGTTGATGTTGATTTCGGTGGTAACGACGCTGCATCAGCAGCAGCAGAACAACTTTCTAATGCTGCTCAGGATATCAAGGAAGGTATGGAAACCAACCTTGAAGATATGCAAGAGGATACTCCTCAAACACCTGAGGATTTCATCAATAAGAAAGGGTTCAATGCCTGGGTTACTGCTGAAAAGATTAAAGAGAAAGAAGCAGAGAAGAACAAAAAGAAAGATGAGCGTTTTCGTGTAGATCTAGATAAGTATCTACACTTTGCTGATGATACATGCTCAGGACCAAGTAAAGATCAGACTAAGTATATCGAACGCCTTCGTCAACTGCATGAGGAGGGTGTCAACATTGCTCGTCTTGATACTGCTGCTGCTGGTCTGTCTGCTGAGTCTGGTGAGTTCATGGAGATTGTTAAGAAGTTGAAGTTCCAAGGTAAACCTTGGAATGATGCTAACAAAGAGCATCTGGTCAAAGAACTTGGTGACATCATGTGGTATGCTGCTCAGGCATGTCTCGCTCTTGACGTTACTATGGATCATGTTCTTTATGTCAACTCTCTGAAACTGGCAGCACGTTACTCCGAAGGTAGTTTCTCTATCGAAGAATCTGAGAATCGCGTAGCAGGCGATATCTAATGCTCTCCCTCTGGATCCACTTGCGAGCATTCTTTGCTGTTGTAGTTGTTGGTTGTGCTCAACCTGTCAACTGGCAGCATTGCTATCGAGTGGACCAGTGGTTGCTACCAGAGATCGTACAGGGTTATAGACTGTGGACTGGGGAAGAAACACCATATCAGAATGAAAGAGATTATCTAAATAGTTTGGATAATCAGTGCCTAGAAGATGGCAAGATCGATTAAAGAAGCATGGGATGACTACAAACGTCATTACCAAAAAGGATTTGAGATTGTATCTAAGAAAGAGATCGTTGTATACGATGGTGCTCAGAGTAAAACAAAGGTAGGAGTTATCGCTAAGGGTGATGGTGTTCATGTTAAACCCATCAAAGGTGGTAACTACCAGGCCAGAATAGAAGTCTTGTATCAGAATGACAAGTCGGGGTGGATCTCTACTCCTTTGTTAGGCAAACCTAGGTCTGCCACAGGTAAGAAGAAGATGCCTGAGTTAAAACCTCAGGCGTTTGACATTCCTATGGATACTAAGATGTCTTTTGATACTTACTATAAGAAAGTCATCGCTGCTATTAAGAAAAGGGATGATCTTCAACTGGTAATCAAAGAGTATCTAATTGAACTAACGGATTTTTGTATGGAGCATGGTGCTACTGAGAAGAAGGAACTACTTAAAGCATATGCAGACTTAGCAGCATCAGAATACATTGATATTATGAATAACGTGGAGAAAGATTTCTCTGAGATTACTGCTCCACTATGTGTATTGGAACGTGGTGCTGCTGACTTAGATAAACTAGGGTATGGTAGGTTAAATAAGAAGAATGCACAGGTGTTCCTACCTGCTGCTGGTAATGAACCACTGATTGACTTTGTTATATTTGATGAGGAAAATACGTCATACCCCTTCTCCGTTAAGAAGATCAGTAAGACAACTAACGTAGTTAAACCTCAGGATATTATTTCTCTTATCAATAAGAAACAGATTGATGGTAAGAGAGATGATTGGGTTGAGAAATATAAGAAGACTGTTGAGTTTAAGATCTTAGAAGTTCTTGCTGAGAACAAAGTGAAGGATGGTTCTTTCCTTGCACTGGAAGTGATTGCTAAGGATTTAAAATTAAAAAAGAAACTACCTGATGGTGTAGTTAAGAATATCGATGCCCTGGTCAA